ATGAGTGCATACCCTGAACACTGTTGGATATGCCTAAATGTAAAAAAGTTTATTTCCCGCTTTTTATCATAGCGGGAAACTGAGATGTCAGAACCACAAATAGAAATTTAAAGGAGAGAAAAATGAAGGATAACATTTTAATAGCGTTGTATACAATATTAGCGGTCTGCATAGGTGCATTTAATTCTTATGCGACCTATTATAGAGGTTCTGTTGACCTCTATAATAAGATAGCTACTGCTATCTTGGTTATTCTTCCTCTGTTTAAAAAACAGAGGAAAGATTGAATCCAGCCAGCTAAGAGAGTAGGTTGCCTCCGCCTACTCTCTTTTTTTAAAAAAGTAATGAAGGTAATATAACTTTTTAAAGGAGTAGAGGATGAACTCATAAGTAAGGTAGAAGAACTAGGATTCAAAAATTTAAAAGATGTTATCATCATCTAAATTTTAAATCTAAGGGGTCAAAAATTATTTCTATAGTGTGAAATAAATCTGAGTAGTATTCCTACTCTAAAATTTATAAAAACTCTATAAAACGAATATTTGACCCTTTAAAATTGAAATACGATTTTAGGAGCAGATATGTATTGGAAAGAATTCGTTAATACTCTGTACAATAATAATATTATTGATACAGAGATGGTAAAGAAATTTTACGAGATACCCTCAACAGATGAGTTCTCGTTTCAGGGTAAAAGATATGGTGATTATAGTACACATAAAATTGAATTAGAAATTAAGAAATTACCATATCAGTATACCCGTTATATGATATTTCATATCCAAAATCCTCATTGGATTGAATATCATTATAAGAACCAATTGTTTAGAAGTATTGAAGTTATTGAACACATAGTAATCACAGCTATTATGAATAACTGTGAGATGTTCAATATTAATATCCAACGCTCATTTGAGCCGATGGATTTAACTAATGTTCTCAAAGAAGATTAAAATAGGAGAGAGTAATAACAAGATTTAGTAATTTGATACCTCATTTGACTAAATAGAAAATATAACCAATAGACATTGGGTAAGTAGACAGAGTAGGGTTTACTCCTTTACCTACTCTGTCTTTTATATTTATAATAAAGAAGTTAATCTTAAATATTAATAAAACATATGTAAATATATGGAGTTAAGGATGATAAGACATTTATATAACCTTTTATACTATCTCCAAGAGTATCCTGGATTAGATACTTGTGGAATAGTAGAAGACGGGCTTAAGTCTATAGTTAAGTATGGTATGCTTAAGCCTGGAAAATATTTACGAGATAATTGGGGTAGATGGCATTTATTACCACTAACAGAAAATGATTTAATTTATCCTCAAATTCATAAGGGTAATAGTGTTCACCCCAGAATGTTTAGTATAATACCTGAATATCCAGATGAACCATTTGATAGTAAATCAAATCTCTGGATTAATCTAGGATACGGTATAGAATTAATAGTGGACCAAGAAGGTAATCCAGTAAGACTGGAAAACTATGCCTCTTGTCCTGTATTTATTAAAGATAAGATGTATACTCCAGATGAGTTAACGACTTGTCTGCAGTATCGTCTTACTGAAATTGAACCAAGCTTATAGATATACAAGGCTAGCTATTATGACAACATAATAACTAGCCTTTATTTAGGAGTTTAAAATGTTAATTAATTCAGAACTTAAAGAAGAACTTATGGAGTTCTTCAAGAAAAATGAATTCTATGATTTATACTATTATTATGAGCCTACTGATGTAGTAGCAGAGTTACCTCACGAATCATTAGCTTTAATTTTACGTAAGAGAGATAATAACTTAAGAAAGAGTTATCATACTATTATTATAATAAATCAAGATAAATATAGCATAGAACATTCTAGAAGTTCTAGTGAAACATATGATAGATATGATAGGAAATTTACTATTGAACGGAGCTATGCTACAGAAGATATAAAAGAATTAAAAGATATGATAGTGAAAGACTTCTATAAATTAGAAGTTGCTGTATCATATTATGCTTTAATGGAGCATTTATGAAACCATTTTACTCGCTTCGTCATACCTATATATATAGAGCAATATACTCTGTACTCGTAGAAAAGTGTAATGTTAATCCTAATAATATAGCATTACATTGGAGTGATGCTAATAACTTAGTTGTTTCAATAAGCTTAGTAGAACATACACTAGATATAGTATTAAATGAAACAGAAAAGCCTGACCTAAGCATTATTCTTTACTTTAAGAATGAAGCTCTTGAATTTATATTTAATCATTTTTCTTTACCAGAAGATTATGAAGAACTTCGTAAAATTATAAGTAAAGAAATAATAACATTCATATCTGTATGTTCTACTTTAGGGTACAAGTTATTTAATAAAAATACTAATGAAGAATTAACGATATAGAATATAGGAGTAATGCAGTATGCCTAGCTGTTGGAGAGAAATAGAAGATATGTCAGGTCGTGGCGGATATTGTTGGAACTGCCACGAGTACAAGGATTATAGTAGAGTCTATCAAATATGGGAAGCTATATGGAGAGATGAAACTAACGAATTTCAAGATGGATTCTGCCCAGAATGTGGAGAAGAACTTGAAGACACTGGTTGTTATAAGTGTAAAGAAAGAGAGAATCCTCTTATTGAGATTAAGCTTGACGATAAAGACTATGTTAGTTTACTGTGCCCATATTGCTTAATAGAAACATTAATAGATAATACTATAGCTAAATTAGAAGAAATTCTAAGTAAAGTAGGTATTGATGAATACCTAAGCAAAGATGAAGAAGTAATAGATTTTATTACTAATAATATTAGTGAACATTTATGGAGAGAATATGGACAAGATTAAGACAGAACTTAATGGATTAATTACTAAGATGAAAACATTTGACGAAATCATAGAAGTGATAAAAGACTATCTTAGTAACCAAGAAGCTGTAATAATGTACGAAAAGAAAATCCAAGATAATCTATATATGATAGATTATATGAAAGAAAGTAATGTTGTTACATTATTCATAGACAAATCAACTAAAGATACAATTGACTTAGTATATCTGTATGCTAATGATGATAAAGTAGAATTAGGTATTCCTATATTAGAACTAAGATTTCTAGGAATACGAATAGATTCAGATATAGAAAAAGTCTTATATAAGTCATATAATGTTATGTCTAAAACTCTTGAAACTTTTGAGGCAGAAAGATGTCTAAATTAATAACAACTATTTTAGGTGTATTACTGATTATATCAGTGTTATTTACTATATCAGCTGTAGTATTTAGAAGTATGACATTGTATATAGTAGGCTTAGTCATATTAGCTTGTGTATTATTAGGTATATTTGTATTTGATAATGATGAGGATTAACAATGTTCAAGATATTTGATACTAAAGAGTTATCTAAAACTAATGATAATAAGACTAGACCTTATATTATTATTCAGCCTCCAGATAACTTTATTAAATCATTAATCTACTATATCAAAGAAAAAGATGAAGTAGTTAAGTTAATTGATTGCATCAATAAAGTATTTTATTACAATGGTATAAATGTACCATACGATAAACTTATTATAGTAGATACACTTGAACGCTTGAAAAAGTTAATGCTTAACTTAACTTATAAGTATCCTTATGGTCAATATGAGTATTTCTTACTTGATATATCTATGATACCTCTAGATGCAGAAAATATCAAAAGCGCTTTAGATTTGATAGTCATAGATAAAGATAATAATTCCTATTATACGCTATATACTCGTATAATATTCCTAGAGTATTACAGTAAAGATAAACAATTTAACGATGTACTCTATGGAAGTAAATTAAATTATGTAGAAGGTAGTAATTACTTAATTGATACAAGTCATAAAGCACTTGAATTATACGATAGTGTTAGTGATATATTAGGTGATATACATCAACTAGAAACAGGATATAAGATATCTAAGGATACTTATATGAAGTTATTATGAGGTAATAATGAAGAAAAATGATTATTACATAACTAAATATGACGAAAGCTGGACTAATGCTATATATAGAAAAAAAGCAATATATAACGATTTATTTCATAATCAGTTAACTATTGAAATACCAGTAGCTAATCTAGAAGATGAGAAGTATCATAATCTAATTAAATTCTTACCAAATAATTTATTACTTAATAACAAGATAAAAGAAGATGGTAAATATTTTTATATCAATGGTAAGAAATGTAGAAAACTAGCTTTCTTACAAGAGTATTTTACAGACCAACATCTTAAAGAAAATCTTGATATTCATACTACAACAGGGAAGTTATATTTAACTATAGACCCTAACTGGTTTATTAAGTGTTCTGATGATGAAATGACAAGTTGGTATAGCTGTTTTGCACCTAATGGTGAGTTCTTTTTCTGTCCATATGAGTATGCTACAAGTGATAGTATACTAATGGCTATGATTCTTAATGACGATAAGTCTAAAATCATAGGTAGGAAATGGGTAGTAATACCAGAGTGTAATTATATAATAGGTGACGAGCTTAAACAGTATTTCTGTAATAATGAATTATTTAAGCTAATACTATTCTTAGGAAGCTATGGAACTTTCCCTATAGAATATCAGCGTAGTCTTAGTGAATTTATAATCACTAATTTATTTCACGAGAAGAAAGATGATTATCATATCTTTAGTAATGCTAAAGATATGATATCTATAGGAGAGATAGAAGCTCATATATATGTAGAAGGTCAAACAGAAGGTGGTGATTATCAATCTTTTAATACAGGTAGAGTAGTTAGAAACTTGTACTTTGAAGCTGCAGAATATATTGCTATTAATAAGAACTTAAATTTAAATGCTATTGAGTTAAAGCCAATAGTTCAGTTTGAAGGTCCACCTCTTGATGAAGATGACTTATATTATCAAGATAGAGTCCCACATTGTGAAAGATGTGGTGAAGAAGAAGAACTATATGGCTATACCTATGATGTTTATGTTAATGATACAGATACTGAAAGATGGTGTGAAGATTGTACTTCTAGATATGCAGCAAGAGATGAATATATTGATAGCCTAGTAGATAGAGAAACTCTACTTAATTATGGTATAGAAATATTATTCTATCATTTTGGTTCTGATACATTAGAAAGTATATATACTATAGCTAAGCCCGAAAATATTAAGTATTTAATTGAAGTTAGAATACCTAAAGAAGGTCGTACTGTATATGTTGATGTATCAGAAGATAATATGCTTGACTTTATACATCTAAGTACTGACGAACACGTACCATATTACTATATGGATAAGGACGATTATTATGATAGATATGACACTTAAATTCAAGGAGTTTAAGAATCTTGTATATGAATGTCTAGAATGTGATTATACACACATAAGAAATCTAATAACAGAAGAATACTTCAGATTAAACATAGGAGACTATAGTTTAATAAGAAGTGATAACTATCTAGCTTTTGTACCATATACAAAACAAGTAGTACCATTAATCTGCACTCATTATGATACTATAGTGAAAGACTATAACCTTAAGATAATAGAGAAGAATAACGTCTTAAGTAATAAGAATGATAATATCTTAGGTGCAGATGATAGAGTAGGAGTAGCTATAGCTCTAGCTCTATCTAAGAAAATACCATTAATCTACTTGTTTACTGACCTTGAGGAAGTAGGTGGTATAGGAGCTAAAGACTTCTGTTTTAATAATGAGTATCTATTTTATAGAATTAACAGTTATATAGGTCTAGATAGATGTGGTAATAAAGATGTAGCTATATATGAATACTATAGTGATGAATTAAATCGTATGTTTATGAAACATAAGTATGAAGTTGTTACAGGTACATTTACAGATGTCTCTGTAATAGCAAGCTATATACCAAAGCCTACTATAAACATCTCCGTAGGCTTTAATAATGAACATACTAATAAGGAATCACTAGATATTCAAGCAGCTTATCATACATATGAAATATTATGTAAAGAATTACCTAATCTCATTAATAAACAATTCAGAGATATGAAATGTATAACTTATATGTACCGAAGTAATATAGATACTTATGACTTATATGAGGAGATATTATGACAAATCTAGCGTTATTTCAGATGCTAAAAGATACTAAGCTTAATGATAATATAGAACTTAGTATAGACCAAAAAGCATCTACATCGTCTAATCTAATTACAGAAATAGATACATTAGTAGGACTTGTTGAAAATAAAGCTATGGACTTTGAAGTCAAATTTGTTATTGACTACAGTAAAGATAACTATCATATATCATTAATATTGAAAGATACTGATGAATTTAATGATAAAGTATTAATCTTTATGGACCTAGATAACAAAATTAAAAATACTCATAGTAGCTTATATGACTTTAAAGAAATCGCTAATGTATTCTGGATTATGTATAGCAGAATAGCAAGTAATTATTTAGACTTTATAACTGCAGGTATATATGGGTGAAGTACTATATATGCTAGCTCTAATAATAATTCCACTAGTAGTGGGATTAAAAACTAATATAGTGGGACTATTAATAACTTTTGCCTTAATATGGTTTACAAGAAAAGTTATAATCCAATATAAAGATAAGAAATAGGAGTAATTATGAATGAAACATTAAATGAACTCGTAGCACAAAAGCAAGAGATGGAGGAGATTGTAAAATCTCTTATCAATCTAGACTTAAGTACAGAAGAAAGTGAAAAGGAATTAGCTGAGATTGAAGCTAAGATTCTAAAGAAATTAAGTAATATAGACTTTGTCTATACAGGACTAGAAGCAGCTATCGCTCAGCTAGCAGCTTATAAAGAACTCTATAAAGACGAGCTTAGTAAGATTGATAAGAAGATACAATCAATCAAGAAGAACAAAGAGAAACTCTTAGAACTTCTCGTTGTTAATAGAATAGTTACACCAGATGAACCTCTGAAGTTAGCACATCATACTTATAGTCTAGCTAAGACTTATGGTTCTGTTGTTATTACAGATGAGTCTAAGATTCCTCAAGAATACATCAAGACTAAAATTGAGCAGGTCTATGACTTAGCTCAAATTAGAAAAGACCTTATGAGTGGTAAAGAAGTACCAGGCGCTGAATTACCAGTTAGTCAGAAGGTAAGGAGATATTAAAATGCAACTTAAGAGATTAAGTGAAGAGTTACCTAAATCATATAAATATACTGTATTTATTTATGAACCATATTCTTATGATGTTACAAAAACTAAATTAGTTCAAGGATATTCATCTATTGGTAATGATGAATTTACTATTATGGCTATACGCATAGATAATAGTACTATAGATAATAAAATTACACATATAAGTTATCAATTTTTAGAAGTCCCAAAAGAACAGAAACAAGATATATATTGGATATATCTTGAGGACCTTAAGAAATTATGGAGTAATGAAGATGTTTGTAAAACTAAGTGATAAGTTACCTAAGAATTATGAAGAAGTAGTCTTTATTTATAAATTCTTAGACCCTAAAAATATTAAAATATTTCACGGATATAGAGTAATATCTGTAGAATCAGACTTCATAGTAGTTAGTGTACATCAATTCAATAATGACCCAGTATCTGGAGAATTACAAGTACATACAAATAATCTGATAATACCAGAAGAATTCTGGAGTGAAATATATTGGGTATACATAGATGACTTATATGACTTACTATTTAAAGATGATGAAGATGAAGAATTATCTTGACAATTTAAACCTAATAAATACTATGGTACAAAATTAACTATATAGGAGATAATATGAAGTTAGAAGACTATCTCGTAAGTACAAAACCCGACTATAGAAATCCATTCCCTCCAGGGAAATTGATTCTATTTGTTGGAGATGAGAAGACTGGTAAGACTACTGCTGCGTCTACCTTTTCACCTAAGGGTGCAGATGGTGTAGTCATATTAGACCTTGAAGCAGGAGCTAGATGTGATAAGAATATTACAATGCTCATTCACGGATTATATCCAATGGAAGATGAGAAAGGTAATATTATACCTCCTGAGAAACGTGGATTTAGAGATAGTAGTGGGAATATTCAGCCTGCATACTCTATCTATGAAGCTTTAGCTATCCTGAAGCAGACCTGGAAAGATTCAGGTAAGACCACGCTTGTAATTGATACCTTTGATAAGCTAGCTGAATGGGTTAATGAAGATACATTAGCTCAAATGAAAGCAGAAGATGCAGAGCTTGATAATCCTAAGTGGCAGACTGTACAGACAATTGAAGAGATACCTTATGCTCAAGGTATCGCTAGAGCTAGAAATACCTCATTAAGAATTAAGGATAGACTTCTTGATATAATAAAAGATACTGGTCTCTTAATTTGTAATCTACATACTCAAAAGACTATGAGAGTTGAGAATGGTAGAGATATTATAGTGAAGAAGCTTCCTATGATTCACGAGAAATTAGCCACAACCTTAGGACATCAAGCTGAATTGATAGGAATGTTTACTGTTGATGCTAGTGGTAATTATCTGTTTGATGTAAGAGGCTTTGGTGAAGTCACATTAGGTACAAGAATTGAGCCTCTTAATGGAAAAGTATTTAAGTGGAATAAGACTCATCCTACATTGTATGAAGTCTTAACCAAAGAATGTTTGAAGTATGCAGAAAAATTAGAAGGTAAGGAAAAATAAATGCCAAGAATAGACATTAATCATAACTATGTACCAAGACCTACAGGTGTATTAAAAGCTAAGCTTATTGATTTTGGTTATTATGACCAAGTAAATGATTTACCTAATATGAAACACCTGAGAGATTTAAGTAATAATTTCGTAATGCGCTTTGACTTTAGACCTGAAGGTTATGAAAGAGACTTCAGTATTTATGTACCAGTAAAGATAGTTAAAGATTCTGAAGGTAATCTTGACCTGAAGAATAGTAAGGGTATTAGAGATATTCATATGATACTTGATGCTCTAGGTGATAGTAAAGCAGGCTTTAATGCTGAAGGTAAATTCGTAGATTCTAATGATAAAGAACTAGACTATGAAAAGATAATTGATTATCTAGCAGAACTAAAGCTTAAAAATGATGAAGCTTATGTATATATCTACGTCTATAAAGTTAAAGGTAAAGATAATCGTAGCTATTTTCAGTCTAGTTTAAGATTCTATCCTTTCACAGAAGAAGGACGTAAGCAAGCAGAAGCAGCTTACGAAAGAGATAAAGAGTATATACAATCAAAAGAAAATCCAATTCCTAAAACTAGTACTACTCGTAAATTATTCTAGGAGATTGTATGTACTATGAGACTGCACTAGGTGAAAAATTTAATTCTCCTAGAGGTATATTAGTTAAAGACGAAGATATGTATGATTGGATAATAGCGCAGGGTGATACTCCCTGCGCTATGTCTGTCTATACATACAGAGATTCTGATGTAGAAATAATGAATGAAGAGACTCCAGCTAATTGGTTTAATCAGTATAGTATACCCTGGGTACCTATTGATATTGATAATCATATAGATAATTCTGATGAGCAGATATTATTAAACTTGAGATTTGTTATTACTAAATTAGAAAGTGCAGGCTTGAATGAACATAACTATAAAATCTATTTCTCTGGCAGAGGCTTTCATCTATTGATACATAAAGATTGTTTTGGTTTTGAAGATGGTATAGAAAACTTACCATATATAGTTAAACAATCTGTAACTAATATGGCTACTAAATTAGGATTTATTAATCTCATAGATGAAGCTGTTTATATGAGAACAGCATTACTAAGATGTCCATATAGTTTAAATCCGAAAGTAAACCTGTATAAGATACCTGTATCAAGAGATGAAGTTATGTATGAGAACTTAAACTTCATTAGATTCTTAGCTCAGACTCAGAGATTAGATTATAATTGGTTAGATTACTATAATGGTAATAAACAATTAGCAAGTTATGTAGTCACAGAAATACCTAAGATACCAATATTTACTACTTACAATGAACCAATAAATAACTATGCCTGTATTTATAAGATGTTTAATCAAGGTCCTATAGAAGGAACTAGAAATAATACTATCTTAGTATTAGCATCTCATCTTATGAGAATGGGTATACCTAGCGATTTAGCTAAGCAGCTTATGTTGATATGGAATAATAACAGTCTAAAAGAACAGATGGTTATAGAACGAGTAGAACAAGTCTATAAGAAGAAATATAAATATGGTTGTAAGAATAAGCTAATGCGTCAGAATTGTTCTACTAGATGTATACATTATCAGAAGCATAAGCTGTATGATGAAGCTCCTTCTATAGATGATATTATCAATTTAGCTAAACAAAGAGATTTCATTAAGGAATTAAAAGAAGGTATAGACTTAGGTAGAACTGTTGGTGCACCAGACTTTATAGTAACAAGAGGAGAGATACTTACTCTCATAGGTGTAACGAAGGCTGGTAAGTCTACCTTAATGAAGAATTTTATCTTAGGTGTAGACTTTAGAAATAATGATAATTTTATTGAGAGAAATAGACGTAGAACTTTATATTATACTGCTGAACAATCTGCAGATTACTTCATTCTCGTATGTGCTCAGATACTTGAAGGTTGTACTAGAGGCTATGCTTTTGAGCATAAGAATGAGTTATTAGATAAATGGTATCACGTATTATCTAATATTATGCCTATAGATATAATGCCAGATATGAAAGAGCTAAGAGAGCAGATAAATACTTATAATCCAGAGTTAATAGTATTAGATACTCTAGACCACTTCTGTGATAATCCTTATAATGAACATCTTGGTATAAAACAAACAATGATAGAACTACAAAAGATAACTGCTGAAACAGGAGTTATTGTATACATAGTATCACAACCAAGACGATTAGATAGTATAGAAAATGATATTAAGTTATTTTCTGGAAAAGGAAGCGGGTCTATAGAGAATCAATCTAGGAAGGTATTAGGTTTAAGTGCTCCAAATGAGAATGGCATAAGAAAATTTCTATTTCTAGCTAATTCTTATGGTAGCTTACCTAATCATACATATAATATAGTTATGCAGGATAATATGAGATTCAAACTAGTAGGAGAAGAATAATGTATTACATAGGAATAGACCCAGGACTAAAAGGTAAAATAGCTATTATTAAAGACAATGAAGTATTAGAAGTAATAGGTATACCTGACAGAAGTCAGCCTGAAGAGTTTAGAAATCTATTCCAAAAATATTATAATAAAATTGGAAAGAAATCCAAAAATATTATGATATATTTGGAAAAGCCTATCATTAAGCCTATGATAGGTAAGAAACCGTGTCCGAAGTGTAAGACACCTATAGTCTATCAATATCAGCAGAAAGGTATAGCTAATAGTCATATTAATTATGGTATTTTACTTGGAGTTATTATAGATAAAGGAATACCATATGAAGAGATTAGTAGTCAAGAATGGAAAAAATATTTTAGTCTTATAGGAGAAGATAAGAAATCTTCTATAGCTAAAGCTAAGCAGTTATTTCCTGATGCTACTGATTTGATAGGCAATAATGACAACATAGCAGAGGCTATACTAATCGCTGAATATGGTAGAAGAAAACACAGTAGTTAGGAGTTAAAATGGATATAAAGAAATATATTTATGTAGATGAAGATGGTGCAAGAGCCATCTATGATATAAGTCATAATAGACTTAAGAAGATGGACGAATATCTATATGTTGGAGACTTAATCATAAGTTATAGTAGGACAAATAAAGTCAGTATTGAAGCTAGTACTGATGAACACATATATAGTGTCTTAGACATATTAGAGTATAATCAGCCAGCTATGACTATTCTTGTTATTACTGTAGATTTAAGTTGTAGTAGTGTATATCATTATGATGCGACTCATATCCTTGGATATGAGATTAATACCATCATAAAGAGTTTAATTGGTGCGTATTACACTCAAGCTATATTAGACGACGGTAACTATGAGTAAGTATCTATATTTATACAGTATGTCACCAGCCTATCTATTCTTCAGACCTAATTATGAACAAGACTTAGGACCTAATGACTATATGCAAAAAGGAGACATAATATACGTGTATTATGTAGGTGAAGGTCTAGCAAAGTTCATATTCCAATCAACTAGAAAGATGACGTTTGAAGAATATGCTATGGGTAAATATAATCCTAGATTGAAATTAGGATTCTTTGCATCAGCGAATACTCTAGGTCAAACTCTTAAATCTATAGAACAGAACACACCAGAAGATAAGAAGCTTAGTCCTAGTCTTCTGTATAAGTTCATCAGAAAAACTGACTATATGTTACAACATAAACTAAAAGAAACGAGGAGTTTATATGCCAACCGAAAAGAATATACCACCAAGTAATAATCTAGATAATTATGTTCATAGCGCTTATGATGAAGATATGAATTTAGGTCATTATGTTATCTTCAGTCCAAAAGATAGGATGTATAAGCGCATCATAAAGAATATTGAATATGGAGACATAATCATATATTACTTTGAAGCTGGAGATAGACCAGATGACATCTATTATAAGGTCTATATGTACATAAGTGAAGAACCTATATCATTATATAAGTTTACTGATTCAGATAGAAATAAGCAAACACTTGTTTTAATTGATAATAATTTAGAAGAGTATTCTGAAAGTAAACATATACTAAGTGATGACTTAAATAATATTATAGACTTATCAGTATATATGATTAAGTTTATAGACCTTAGAGGTACATTATCTGCTAACGGAGTTCTCAAATGGAAATAAATAAGAATGTCTTAATCAAGACAATGAAAAAGTTCTTAGAACATAATCTAGTAGAAAACTATTTAGTTAATCCTAGATTTGAAGATAATCGTTTATCTTTGAGTTATGGTACAGTAGGAAAAGTAATAGATATAGTTATAGACATAGACTTTGAAGGCTATAACATAATTAAAGTAGAGGTATGGTATGGTGGTAATACGAATAAGTATTATAATCAAAGCATAACATTTAAACGCATCATACCAAGTAATGATGATATAGCGAATATAGTTGCTAATTTAGAAGACATATATAGTTATATGGATAAATTAGACGTAATCTTTGATGAATTAAGGAGTGAAAATGACTCAAAAGATAGTAATAGAGAATAAGTTAGCTCAGAAAGATGATGCTATCTTCTTTGATAGCAATTCATTTGTAGATGCTATGGGAACATATTATGTTCATCTATATTTTACTATGTTTGATTATATACAAGATGATTTAAGTAAAGTTCAATATAAAGCTAAAGATGATGACCCACATATGATACCTGGTCATTATCATAAGAATACTCCGTATTTAATATTGCCTCATTTAAGTTATATGATAGAACATAATATAACAGATTGGAATATTGGTTATTATACTGTTAGTCTTCACTATACAGATTGAGATAAGGAGAGTGAGTAGATTAGTCTACTCACTCTTTATTTTAAAAAAATATATGGTTACATCTAACTTCTAGGAGAATAAATGAAGGTTAAGACATTAGAAAAGTTAGCAAAGGATATGATAGATTACATTATTAATCTATCAGGTTTTGAACATATTGAAGACATCCAACTTAACGTAGTAGATAACTTAGAATCTGGTGGTATGGCTGAATGTAATTATAATGATAGTCACGGATACATCCAACTGAATATAGCTAGTAATATGATTAACGATATAGAACAAGCTAAGTATGTAATCAGTCACGAGTTAGGTCATATACTTACTAGAGAGTTTCATACCTATTATGTTAACTTTGTAGGATTAGATGATGAAGACTTGACTTCTATAAGTAATAATGTATATGAACAAACAGCTGAAATATTAGCTAAGAGATTAGGTAGATTAATATTAAAACTATATGAACAAAAGGATAAGTAATATGGAGAATATGTTAACTGTAGCATTATGGCAAAAGGCAGTAGTATTATATCACGAAGCTCAGAAACAAGGTCAAGAATTAGGTAGAAAGAGATTAGCAGAGCTATTAAATATTACAGATTCTCTAGCTAGAAAGATAGTCTTTGCCCTAAACAATCAAGACATAATCAATTGTACTAGTATGCAACTTGAGACTAAGGAAATAAAGAAAGAATTGTTAATAGGCGATATACATATACCATTTCAAGATAAAGCTGCTATATCAGTTATGCTTGATTATGCAGAAGAATATCAGCCTGATATAATATCTATAATGGGTGACCTTATAGATTGTTATGAGATTTCAGACTTTGATAAGAATCCACTGAGAGGCAAAAGACTATTTGAAGAGATAGGTGAAGCTAGAGAATTTCTCTATTCATTACGTAATAGATTTCCTGATAGTAGAATAATATATTATTTAGGTAATCACGAGCAGAGAATAGAGCGATATATCTGTAATAAAGCTGAACAGTTAGCAGAACTTGTAGCGACTTTATTAATTGATAAATTAGAGCTCAAGGAATTGAATGTAGAGTATGTAACTGAGCCTTTTGCTATAGGTAAGTTATGGCACGTACACGGAAATGAAAAGCCTAGAGGAGCCTATAATCCACAGCATATCTGTGATGTAATGATGAAGTATATCTATGATGACTTTGTAGTATTTCATTATCACAGAGTACAGACTCAGCTTTACAGAAGAGTAGGAGATAGATACTTTAGAGCTTATTCAGTAGGATACTTAGCGAAAGAGTTTGATTACTCAAAGCTAAATCAATGGCAACAGGGTTTCGCAACTTGTGAGTATGATGAAAATGGAGAGTTCACTTTCAATCAAAAGGTAATAATAAGAGGAGTCATACACTAATGAAAGAATATTATGTCAAAGTAGACAAGTTAGATGAGTATAGTAACACAGGAAGTCATATATCAGGCTATACTGTGCCTATAGGTAAATACGAAGATGATATAGAAGCAAGAACAGGATTCTGGGATTGGTTCAGGGGTATACATTTCTATATGGACAGCTTAACTGATTATATAGATAATCATAGACAAGAACTAGCTAGAAATGGAGAAGTTGTATACAATCATCTAACTTATAAGTTAATACCAGAAGATAAATTATAAGGGAGTAAAGGAGGATATAATGATAGCCTCAGAAAGATTAAGAGCCCTAGTAAGATACAATATCTATAATGATTTCATTAATGATATATTAGACGATAATCAGTATAGATTCTATCTAGATATCTTACTAGATATAGCAGACAAATATAACTTAGATGAAATCAAGGATAAGTATCATACTATAACTCAGATTATAAAATGGTTTAGAATGAATATGGCAGTAGAGTTACCAGAATTAGATAACTTTAGTGTAGCGTATCTTGTTGGTAATGAATTAGAATCTGGATTTTATACTATGAACGATAAAGGCTTATGGATAAAAACACAACTGAGGTTTAGCTATCCGTTGACTTTCACGCAAGGTATTAATATAACAGAGTATATCTATAAGGCTAGGACCTATGATAGTAAGTTTTATTTAATACAAATATCAGGTCCTATATGTGCAGTAATATCAAAAGAAGGTATAGTAGCAGACTTAATATTACATCCAAGAATAGATAATCTATCAGATGATATTTATTTCAAGGAAAAGTTAGTAAATGTCATAGAAGAGCTATGGTATTTAGTTAAATACAATAAGAACATAGGAGACAACAATGAACTACAACTTGATTGAAGAATGGAAAAAGTATGATACTGATGAGTATTTATATCATAGATATTTTCATCAGTATTTATTACATCCGTATGAGAAACCAAAGGGTGAAGAATATGTCACCTTAATAAGTCTAATCAACTTCTTAGAAACTAACTTTAGATTTAATCTATCTACTCTAGCAGATTTCTGGGTTAATTATATGCTACATAATGATTTAGTATATTATGAATACTATAAAGATAGAGATGGTAAATGGATAGGTAGATATAAAGAGGAATCAGAAGAGATGAATATTCCTACAGTTTCAGCTATAACAACAGAAAATCATATTATAACACCGTTAGCAGATATATTATTTCTAGAGCCAGGTGAGAACTCATCAATACAATGTCGTTATGTAAACTTATTTGGACCGTTTATAGTTAAAGTTTATCAAAATGGTTGTACAGATGGTGAGATAGAGATATATGATAAGTTAATGAAAGTACCTAAAAATACACCTATGGGTGAAGTAGTTAGAGACTTAGTTGATTTATCAGTAAGTTTGACTAATGCTTTCGCAAAGAAAGAAGAGTTAAACATAGAGAATACAGACCATCTAATTACAACCACACAAATAAAATATTATTGGAGTAATGATGAAACTAAATGAATTAGTAAGAACACTAGTAATAGCATTAGATGAAGGAAGTTCATCTAATAGTAACAAAGTAATATCTGATGAAGTAATCTTTTTTAGTAAGCATCCACCACAACTAGAGAAGAGTACTTGTGAATATAACTTCTCAGAATTGATAGCAGTGAATGATGAAGTCAAAACTGAGAAACCAGAATGGCGTATCTACAGACTTAGTAGAGCTAATCTACAATATCTTTTTAATCCTGTTAATGTTTACAATGGTTTAGTAGTATTCTATGACCAGGTACTAGGATTATGGGATATGAAGTTATGTGACCATATCTATTTAAGAATACGAGATGATTACGAAGTTGTATCTGCATATTCAGATATACTCAGCGAGAATTCTACATTAATGAGACTTATAAATTATTATCTTAAGAATAATGAAACTAGGATAGTATCAGGAAGTAGCAATATTAGATTTACACCATACGACCAGGCGTATATATATTCCTTAAGATAATCAAACTTCTAAATGATAAGAGAGTGAATAGTATATCTATCCACTCTCTTTTTTTTAGCTTTTTTTAAGCTTAGCTAATTTGTCTAGTTATACCATCAATAATCTCAAATACCTTAGTAGTATCCTTCATTTCAAAGTAGAGGTCTACATAACTCTCATCTTGATTGAGATAAGCATATACATTAGATTTAACATCTTTCAGTATATCTGGTATAATAGTTATAGCATCAATCTGAGAGTAATTATCCCAAGTAATTCTAAGAGCTAATCCTTGAGTAAACTTATAGAACAAGGGATTAGTATGATACTCTTCTAGATTATCTTGAGCGTAGCTATTAGAAACGAAGGCTAGTAATATCTTTGGCTTAATATTATATTTAGCCAATGGAGGTAAGATATTAAGAGCAGTGAATAAGAGATTATTGATATAGTCATTCTTAAGGTGGAAGTTATGAGGATTAAGGTCCTCAAATGCTATATCTCCACCTAACTTAATTACGTCACGCATAGTAAACCTCGCTATTATCCGAACATATTAGCGTTAGCTTGTGCTTGAGCTTCTTCAGGACTAGGTCCTTGTTGAGCTCCTTGTTGCATCATTTCTTGAAGCTGTTGAACTAACTGTTGTAGTTGATTCTGGTCCATAGATACAATCAGTTGGATTAACTGAAGCATTGCTTCAGGTCCAATCTGTTGTAAAATCTGCATAAATAAATCCATTTTAGTCTCCTTGCAATTGATTTGTATACATAAACCTAGCAAACTCTGCTAAGCTTAGAATAAATTCATAAACCATATCATAGTCACATTTATAAAATCTGATAGCAGGCTTATATCTCTTCATTACTTCATCTGTAATACTCTCAGCTGAGAATCCTGCTACAGTTCTATTACGTATATACTCATACATATCGTATATCATATTCTTATATTTAGGTATCATAGTTATTTTCTATCCTGAGTTAAAAATAGTGGGGAATTTTAAGCGTTCTAGGTTGACAGCACTAAGTATATTAACTTCATTTATTTCATACCTTAAAAAATTTATTTGGCGTTGTAATGTTATCATCTTTTTTTAGGTAGATAAAATGTAAAGTTAGTTGCACGTTTACCATAGATAGCTAGATTTCTAGCATTCTGTTGGAGGTATGCAGGAGCTTTACCCATACTAGATTTTCTAAATACTCTTGAAGCTCGTTCTTCTGCATACTCTCTATCGTAACTGCTATTAGTAGACCAGAAGATAGGCTGAGGATTAGTCTTCCATACTGAAAGACCTAAGAAGGTTTGGAAATCTGCACCTAGAGTATTCTTTAAGAAGGTTTTATTAACATCGTTCCAATTACTAGGGTCTTTAATCCTCCAAGCTTCTAGGGTTCTTTCAAACCACCAGACTGGATCTAACTTAGTAAGATTACCAAATTGGTCACGCATCTCTTGTCTTTTAGCGTATAATACATTAGTCTTACCACCTGTCATACCCTGTACTGTACTAGGATAAAAGATAGTATTGAAGACATATACAGGTAAATCCCAGATACGTTCTATTCTTGGCATAACTTCGCTTAAGCCCTCATCTGCATTTATTACATCTGCAAATCTGTTACCACCTAACATATTCATTACAAACTTAACATTATTAGCTAGTATCCTTTGATATGCTTCTTCACTAATATTAAGATTAAATAAAGGTGCAACTACAGAAGCATATAGTAAATTAATAGGATTTCTGAAATCCTGTAATGGATTGAAAGTTTCAGTATAGCCTATCTGAATACTATCTCTATCTGCAAAGACTGCATCTCTCATAAATTCATATATAGCAAAAGCAACACCTAAACCTACCATAGCACTAGTATTCTTATATGCCTTCTTTAGCTCTGGAGTTAAAGTCTTACGTAGTTCAGGTGTAGTAATTGATACACCCCATCTAGCAAGTGCAGTATTGAAGTTTTCTACATTAGTTACCATAGGATGTCTAAAGACGTATAACATCTTAAACATTGCACCAGCTAAACATAGCATAGGATTATTAGTAGTATCACCTAAAGTGTGTGCCCAGAACGGCTTAGCTAAAGGACTGAAATCTCCTAAAGCTTGCTGAGTATCATACCAAGCTCGTCTTGCATTACGCTCTATAAGATTTTTAATCTGGCTTTGAGTAAGCTCATCTACGTCTTTACTACGCTGATATACCTCTGGTCCTGCACCTATATCTTCTAGACAATAGTTATATAATAGACCTAAGTAATGCTCACGTAATCTATCTTCACTACCCTTCATAGACAATAGCCTACGCCAAGTAGTAGACATATCTACACCACCAGGTATTAAGCCTATGACTCCTTCACCCATTTTATCTGCCATCTTCTGTACTACACTATGTGCTTGGTCAATAATATCAGGATTACGTCCTGCAGGAGAAAACATTTCAAATTCTCTCGTTATACCTGGACCTAGCATCTTAGAACCATATCTATCAACTGCTAAAGCTAACTGATTACCTTGCTCTCTATCGTGTTCAAATCTACCCATTCTATGCTGTGTACCTGTAGTCATAGTTAACATATAGTTACCAGCGATAGTATTATTAATAGCACTATTAGGACCTATTAACATCATAGCTGGCATAAGACCAAGAGCACTAGATATACGTCTAGTCATCTTAAGTGCTTTATTATTATTCTCTGGTTCAGTATCTATGATAGTAGCTAAGTCGTGTAAGTAAAACATTAAGCCTGATTGTATAGCTCTTCTATTACTATCTGCTAAGAACCAATTATAGTTCTTCTCCATCTCATCAGAAATCTTGTTATAACCTAATATTCTACTAGCTTCTTCAAACATAATACCTGTAGCTGTAACCATTGTAGTAGCACTATGATAGAAGTCTCCATCATCACTCATTATGTTATTAATACGATGTCTAGTAAAGCTAGGTAAATATACTAATTTCCTGTTGACATCACTATCATCAGCATAGAACGCTTCTAAGTAAGCCGCTTGTAAATGATTACCAGGCACATAATCAAACCTAGCTGTAAAGTCTTCTAACATCTTATTGAAAGCATCTATAGCTTCTTGATGTCTTGGATTAATACCTGCTCTATTCATACTATTCTGAGAAGTAGAATATAACTCATCATAATAACTCTTCAATGTTCTAAAGCTTCCTAAAATACTATCATCAGATGCTATCTCTAGTAATAACTGATTATCATTAAGTGGAGAATCAGGATTAGCTTTACGAAACTTATCTATTTGGTCTTGTATATAATCTTTAGTATAGCCATAGTTAATAAGAGACCAATCTTTATCTCTATATTCTAAGTATTGATTATAAACTTCAATAGCTCCTGCAGGTTCTAATATTATATCATATTCCTGTAACTTTGCAGCTAAGGTTGTAGGATTAATATCACTAGTGTAACCACCATCAATTAAGCCGAAGGTCTTATTAAATATTTCTTGAGTTATACCATACTGCTTAAATATAGGGTTATCATTAACACTTCTCATCATATTATGAATATGATTGATTATCTTACGCATTGGTCCTTTAGTAAAATTATCTATCTGAGCTAGCTTATAATACACATCAGCTGCAGGCTCAAAATGAGTTACAAGATTAGGTCTATTACACCATAACTCAAAGCTTTTATTTAAACCAAACATACCTAGTAATCCATTAACTGCTTTATAAGCAAATAGATTACCATTCTGAGTTGCTTTATATAACTTATATGCAGCTTGTATTCTTGAAGATGAACCTGCATCTCTCAGTAACTTCTTAGGATCATCACTAGCTCTGAATAGATTCTGAAATACACTCATTAGATAATTACTATATTTTAGCGCTTTCTCTTTATCGTAAGATAACTCTGCTAAACTTTTAATTCTACCATTTGTAATCTTGTTGACTACATCGTCTATATTAGTTGATTCTATATCATACCGTAAGTATAGTGGTAATAAATCACCATTAACACCAGATTCATACATAAGCGCTAATCTTCTGGTATCATCTTCAAGTCCCATTAAGAATTCTCTTGCTACATTATTACTTGCAGGAGCTTCATATACACAATGTCTAGCCATTTAATTCTCCTTTAACAGCCTATAGCACTATCAGTATTTCTTTCTACTATACTGACACCTATTTTAGATAGTAGTCTATCATCAATTAATTTGATACTTTCATCAGTATATTGAAACCAATCTGGATGCTCTTTTAAAACATTAATATCTATCTTATAGTCTAGACCACCATCACCTTTAATACTTTCTGCAAATCTTTTCAGGAAGGTAGAAGTTATACCATAACCTGCATAGATTAAATCTCGTTGAGTAATATCATCTACCATACCTGTCATTGCAGAATATAGAGCTTTGTATCTAGCTCTCTGCATATCATTAGCTTTAGTATCAGATAATAACTTTATGATAGAATTATGAAACGATTCTACTGATGCTTCTTTGCCTTTGATAGTTAATTTACCAAATATTCCAGCTTGAACTCTTTGAGTCATACCATATTTCAACTTCTTGCCATCATTTAAAAATGGTGTGACATAAGTATCATTAGCTAATTCATCAGAACTAGCTACAGCACCAGAAGTAGCAATATCTACATCTATACCAAGCGCATCTAACATTTGTCGTATAACTGTTCTATTTACTAATGTACCTGCAGCAGAAGTAGAAGATTGGATAGTGTAATATATCATATTAATTAAGTCTTCTTTATTAGATGCTCCTACTAATCTTATAGGTCTAGTACTCATTAAATCTGCAGCTTCTTTAAGAGCGCTTGGTCTGAAGTCTATGAAGGTATTATTAGCTAAGAATCTAGCTTGATTAAATATAGTATAAGCTTGCTCAATAATCCTAGCTTTTTCACCGTAAGGTAATAAAGCTCGTTCATCAAATAACTCAGCGAAATCTTCTGCTGTCATATGATGTAATCTATTATATGGGTCTATCCACATATTATAGCGTAAGCCGTGTATGTAATCATCTGCAGAAGTTAGAAAATGAGCTACAATAGCTACATTATGTGGAGCTTTACTAAGTTTAATTGGGTCATTAACTAAGTTAACACAGTAGTTATAAAACTCGTCGTATTCTTTATCAGAATAGGGTAAGGTATCACCAGGTGATAACATAGAGTTAGCTATATCTACATACTTAATATGCTTATCATAAAGCTCTGTAATTTGGTCTATAAGCTTATTAGTATCTTGGTCAGTTTCTAATTCATAGGATAGAGGAGTGCCTAACATCTTATGTATCTTTTGCTTAAGCTCAAAATAATATTTGTCAGATAAGGTCTGATACATATTCATTAGATTAGGCTCGTTATATTTGTTCTTATAAAAGTCATAAGGCACAGCACATAATACACCAAATCTATTAAATGCAGATATTCTAGGAGACCTAGAGCTTACAATTAAGACAGTTGAAGCTGCAGCTTCTACTTGTTCTGATAGTCTAGTTAATATACTTATCTTAGTTGCATCGTCAGTACTATCATCTATGATAGCTCTGAATGTATCAACACCACCATTTGTCTTTGTATAGTCTACATAAGTAGCGCTTGCTTGTTTAGTTAATTGACCAGGTCTAGCTACATAGAGATTATCTGTACCAGCTATATTGACTTTAATAAAGCTGTTATCTAAGACATCTGTATATGCGCCACCAGCTTCTTTTATACGTAAGATAGCATCATTAATACCTGTACCTTCAGGTATAGCATATATGCCTTTAACTGGTATAAATGGAGTATTAGGTTTACTTTCAATAACTGCTATATAGTCTATATAAGATAATCTGAAATGGACATAACCTACTTCATTACCAGCACTAGTTTTCATTATCCATCCAGTCTTAATAGTGTCTAGACCACCTAATACTTTCATACTTTGTAGCTTATTGTCAGGACCACCCTGTATTAATACATAATTATTTCTATTAGCTTTATTTCTTACTTGATAATTCTCAGGTGCTAATTGTTCAATTAATGCTGCATCTGTATTCTTAAGTAATTCATAAACTTCTGTATTAGATTGACTCGTGATAGTTGGTTTCTTGTTAAATAATACAGAAGCATCCCAAATGTAGTTATCTGAAAGTCCTGCAGTATAAGCTGCTATACCTTGATACATACGAGTAGCTTGAGAAATAGCAAGACCAAAGAATCTACCTGGAGGCATAGAGTAACCATTAACTTGATTACCTTGAAACTTTGTAATGAAATCGTTCTGAACTAAATCAAATACCTTAGCTTGATGATAACAAAGATAATCTAATATCTCATTATCATCTAGTTTAGTATTCTCTGGTAAGTCTAATTGGTCTACTAAAAATCTAGTAACACTCTCTCTACTCATAGGTATAGAATTCATAGCATCTTTATCGTAATCACCAGACTGAACATAGGCAGCTTTAAGACTTATACCCCAAGAATTATCGTGGTCTACATCAAATATTCTGGTCAATATTACTGGTACATAATGCGCTTCATTATCAATAGAATACCTAGTAACTAGTAATAAGAATACATCTTCTGTACCATCTCCAGTATCTATCTTTAACTTCACTAATGGAGAATCTTCAAGAGAAGATAGATAGTCTAACATAGCTCTACCATCCATAGTAGTAGCTTCATTATCTAGTGTACCATAACCCTTACTTCTTTCTTTAGTATGTTCTGCTGCTTCCCAAGCTCTTCTCTCAAGAGATGTAAAGTTGTCTGTATTGAATTTACCTGATGGGTCTACATTAGTACCAGTATCATTATAAGACTTTAAAGCTTTGTTATGTAACTTTTTCTGCACCATCTCAGCAAGTAATTTTATTGATGCAGAACCTGTAAATTCAGGTTTTAAATCATATTCTTGAGGAGTTTTATCTATAGTCAATAAATGCTTTGACTGGAAATATCTATCAAGCTTAGCATTCATTAGATTATAAGATTGAGAGTATCTAGTAGCATCTCCAGGCATATAATCAGGTTCATAGGTTATTCTACCATATGAACTATCACCACCATCAGAACTACGTAATCCAGCTCTTATAGCATTATTACGATGTCTAAAAGAATAGTAGTTATTACTCTCAGCTCTTTGAGCAACAAGAGCAGTTTTAAATTTGAAGTTACCTATAATCTGACCACCACCACTATAGTTACATTCTTGAGAACAAGGTGTACTAGTACCAGCTCTATCATAGACATCACATTGCTTAGCTAAACCAGTTAGAAATATCTTAAATACTGCTTCTCTTTGATAATATGTGCCTACATTATAGAGATTAAAGTTATGTGGCTTATAACCCCAAAGTGCTAATTCTGTAGGTTTTCTTACACTAGATAAATCTATGAGACTTGCTAACATAGGTGAACAATACTTAAGACTTTCTGAACCTATTAATACATCTACTCCTTCAGGTAATACATCAGAAGCTACAAAGTTAACTTTCATTAATGACCCAAAAGATTTAATCGTTAGACCACCAGCATTAAAGATAGTCTCTAAAGCTCTAAGTATCTTTGAAGATACATATACTGTCCCATCATTAGTATTGCCTATATTAGTGATAATATCATCTGCTACAGCGATAACAGGAGTTCTGCCCATAGATTTGATAATAGTAGAGTATACAGCATTATGTAAATCAGGATGTAGTAATACACATTGTGCAGTAAGTGCGCTTAGTCTCTTAGGTAAATCTTTGGCTGCTATAGCTGGTGATATACCTTCAGTAATAAAAGTATTATAGACATAGCGTATAGCTTCTTCAGCTGTAAGTTGTCTGCCTTCACCAGCAAGTCGTTTCCCTTCACCAGGAGCTGCTACTTCCCAAGTACCCTTAAAGAAGCCTGGAGTATCATAGCTTCTTAAAGCTGATTCATAAGATGCTAACATTTCCTGTTTGAGATTCTGAATACGCTTTATATATTCCTGCTGAGTATCAGCATCAAGTAGTCTATAGAATCTCTGAAATTCTATGTCTTCTTTTGAAGTATTAGTAATAATGTCTATATAGTCATCTATTTCTTTAAAGATAGCGTCAAGTTGAGCATTATCAGTACTAGGTGTTATAGCATTAAATTTCTTAATAATAGAAGATAGATAATCTGTTTGATTAAAGACATCAATTAAATCTTTTTTAATTCTAGTACTATAATCAGATATACTTTTCTTGTCTTTATTAACCCATTTGTATATATCTCTCTCTAAAGTGACATCACTTTTTACAGTATTGATAATCTTTAATAATTCAGGAGTTAATACTTCATTGAGATTAATTTCTTGACCTGGATTCTGAGTTCTGAATTCTTCTATCTTCTTATCTGATTCTTCAAGCGCTTTATTTAAGATTCCGAAATGATAATCTAATACTTCATCTGTAAATACACTTATTCTATTAGGAGCTTGTGGTGTTGTAGTAGGCTTCTCAGGTAATAGATTAGATAGAGATACAGCCTTAGATATGCTATATATAATATTAGCTAATTTCTTAAAAGCATTATCTACATTAGCCTCACCTTGTAGAGCTTTATAAGTATTATTAGCATTACGTAATAGAGCTAGAGCTTCATTATTATCCATAAAGGCTGCAGACTCTTTTACTATCTGCTCAAAGTTATCTTTACCTAGTAAGCTATACCAATAAGCTGGATGATTCTGAATATAGTTTGATAAGGTCGCTAATTCAGGTGCATCAAGAATATCAAATATCATCTTCTGATAACTGACAAATTGGTCAAAGATATGTCTTAATTCAGATACAGTACGTGGTTTCTTAGTTATATATAGACTATCCTGAGTTGAACCATCCTGGTCTATAACTATATAACCAGCCTTAGTAATCTTCTCATTGATATTTAGTAAGTCTTCTGTACTAACATTATGTAAAGATACTTGTAGTATATTTAGATTTCCAAAAACTCCACCTGCATAATGATTCTTCTTAAAGCTTACATTATGTATAGAAATGTTTGGACCTAAAACTTCCTGTAGTTTTCCAGCTTCTAAGTCTACACGCATAGTTCTTTCTTTAAGACTACGCATAGCTAAATGTCTTACAAGAGTAGTAAGACAAGGTTTATTATTAGAATCTATCACTAACTTAATCTGAGGTGCTTTCTCTTTAAGTTTATTCAATACTTCAGTAGTGAGAGTATTAACAAATTCAGTAGATACGTTCTTTATATTATCTTCATAATAGCTATATAAGCTATAATATAGATAACTTACAGCCTCATCAAAATCAGGAAAACAAGATTTGATTAAGTCAAATAAGTCATCTACATCAACTGATTTAAGTTCGTTATTCTCCCATACATCCCACATTCTAGGAAATTCCTGTAAATCTTCAGCAGTAGGCATTAATGGTTCAAGAAATTTATCAGGCTCCATAGGCATCCAAAGTTTATCAAATAAATCTATCTTTGCCTGGTCTGTAGATACATCTCCAACTATATTTATCTTACCTGTATTTACATCATAGTCAGTTATCTTGATATTGTAATCGCTTAAAAATTTATTTATATTCTCTAAGAATTTCTCTACACCAGCTTCTGTAGAAGGTAGATTGTAATTATGTTTAGTCTCTATGAATCGCTTGTTAACCCACTTGAATAGATAGATACCTAATATACTATTGATTACATCCATATCTTCAGTAGTAAATTTAGCCCTAATTTCTGCATCCATATTAGCAAATTCTCTCATAATATTCCAAGATTCTTCTATTAAGGCTGAGTTAACATTGAGATTCTTACCGTTCATAGTCACTAGATTATCATATTCGTAAGTAAGTGGAGCTCTAGGATTAACAGCACATAGTAGTCTTAAAGTATTATAAAGCGCCCTCTTATCTCCTAAGTCTTCAGTTTCTACATTTAAGTCTAATAATTTAAGTGTATGTTCATCAGCTACGAATAGAGGTGAAGTATAAGACTTTGCAGCACGCATAATCTCATAATCTTTTATATCAATTATAAGGTCAGTAATAGGTATGCCTCGTATAGTAGTAGTCTTAAATTTAGCTCTGTATGGAGCTAATATTTTATCTAAATGTAATACTCTATTCTGTACTTCTTGATAGTCTGATAGATTAGCGTATTTAAAGAAGCCTTCTGATAATGTTTTTAAATCACCTTTTACTCTCATTATAGCTAAAGCTTTATTTTCATCAGAGATAGTATTATCATTGAGTGTCCACTCTAGACCTTCCATCTTAGACTTCATTAGTAAAGCTGAAGCCTTACCTAATCTATTAAGTACATCTCCAAATGAACTTATAGGTTCTTTATTAAGTATGCTTTCTACAAATGGTTGTAAGTCTTTCATTACTTTGTAAATAGTAACATTACCATCTACCACAGTCATTAACTCATCCCAAGAACGAAGTATGTTAGGTTTTGCGTTAGGGTCACCTGTAGCCTCTATATCACCAGTCTCAGTTCTGCGTACCATACCCCGCTTTTCCATTTGTTGAACGCTTTTCTCTTGTCTCTTAAAGAACCATTCCATTATCTTAGCTATTTCCATTATAGCTTTCTCGTCGTATTTAACAATAGGAGCATCAGGACTTTCGTTTTCTTTGATTCTATCAATGAGTGCTACTTCTGCATCTCTTAATAATTTAGGGTCATTATAGTTAGCTAGTAAATCGTCAAAGCCTGTATCAACTAATTTACCATCTTTTACTTGTGGCTTTAACATTTCTTTAACCTTTAGCGAAGTAGCGTATGGATTATCAGTCTTATCAGCTAATTCATCTAGGGTTCTATATATCTGACCTTCAATGTAAGATATAATATCTTCTGCAGTATACTTACCTCCTCTAGTAAGATGAGTAAAGTCAAATCTTTTTAGAGATGACATATAAGGTGCTATAACTTGAATAAACTCATCTTGAGTAAGTCTTACTCCGCCCTTATTCTGTTCTGCAGTTGTGATAGCATCAGTAATAGCTTGACCAAAAGACTTAGCTAATACTTGAGCTCTATTCATATCATTGATTTCTAGCTTAGTATATTCAGTAACAGCATAAGCAGACTTGAGTATATTAGTAGTATTAAAGAAAGCATAATAAAACTCAGCACAAGGTAATCCAGTTACTGTACCAAACCATTTAAATATCTGATTACTACGCATTTCAGTAGCTAACCAGAAGGTCATATAATCACTAAAACTAAATCTACCTTCTCTAACTCTAGTAATGTAATCACTTTTAATTTCAGGGTCACTCATAAGTTGGTGCATAGCTTTAGCATTACCTGGATATAATCCCCAAGTAAGAGTAGCAAATTTCATAGCATTCTCTGCAGCTCTACGATTAGGGTACTTCTTGATAGTATCACCAAACATCTCAGTCCACCAAGATTTCTCATAGAGACCTGTAGGTGCAGCAGTCTTCTTTGCTAAGAAATTACGATATGCACCAGAGCCTATAACCATAGCAGAACGCATAGCAAAGTCTGTAGCAAATCTAGCTATAACATCATCAGGTGCACCAGATAGGTCATAACGTCTCATTTGCTCAGCTGAATAGTCTATAAAGTTCTTTGTCAAATGATGAACTCCATAGTCAACACCCATATCTACTAAAGTATTAGCTACTAGATTCTTTATAGGAAACATACCTAATCTAATGATATTATTAGTTGAGAAATGATTTAATACACGATTAAGGTCTTTAATGCCTTCTACATTACCAGTTATACCTGATAAAGCAGTACCTGCTATCTGACTAAATGCTAAGCCTATACCTGTAGTTACAGCATCATATGCTGCACCCCATATGTATTTAGAAGTATTAAATGGCTCTACAAATCCAGTAGCAGTATTATACTCCATTAATCTGCCTTTACTAACATTAAGAATCCATAATCCTATCATACCTAAGCCTTTAGCTACAGCTACGTTTTCCATTATAGAACCAATATAGCCTACTATATTAGCAGTTGTTCTAGCTGCTTTAGGTAATAAAGATAATTCAGGGTCACTATATATGTTTTCTTCTAAAGCTGCTTGTCTATAGTCTGTAACAAATCTAGGACTATTACCAGATATATAGTCATAAGCCTTAATCGCTAAGTTACCTATATTAGTCTTACTAGCAGCTAAAGATATAAATGCACCAGTAGGAGACCCAACATCTAATCTTTCACCAGTCTTAGGATTAATGTCTAATAGACTGACATACATATTCTTAACCATAGGATTAATGTAGTCAGACATAAGAGGATAGCGTGTATCTACTACACCAGACTTATCAGTACTTTGTAAGAAATTAACCATAAGAGGCATAGTATCTTCATTCGCAATAGCCTGAGCTAAAGTCATATTAGGTAAATTTGTTCTAGTTATATTAACATCAGATAAGAATGGTATATTAGAATAACCTAATGGTTTATTAAATATGTTATCTATAGCAGCCTTCTGAGCTGTTTCAGGGTCAAGTCCTGCAAGAGTATGTGATATAACAGAATCACTATAAGCTTCAGCTACTTTATAGATGATACCCTTAGCTAAAGATTCAGCAGGATATTTAACTATATCTTCTTTAGTTAATCCTAAGACTTCAGGATTCATAGATACAGCCCAAGCTAAAGTCTTACCTCCACCTCTATTTTTATTCATATTAGTTAGAACACTATTAACTACTTGACTATAGAATTGAGTATTATTTAACAGGTATCTATAGACATCCTGGGTTATCTGTGGTTCTATTTGTCTTACTTGATATATTGGGTCCAATTTACTGTCCTCTATTTAAAGTAGGTGATGTGTATACTTGAGTATACTTAGGATTCATAACATCCTTCATTTCAATACTATACTGACGTAACATAGTATTAAGAAGGTTTAACATAGCATTTTGTAGTTTAGGTTTACCTTTCTTATCTCCACCAGATTGTAGATATAATTGAGCTATGTCAATGAAGTCTTTAAGACTATACATAGGTATATTAGCATATGGACTAGAAGTACTTCTATAAGCTGCAGCTTGAGCCATAGATGCTGCATAGGAAGCAGGTAAATATTTAGATGAAGCGGCTTGAGCTAAACCAGATATACCTTGAGCACCTTGTTCAATTATAGATAAGGCTTTAGCAAGCTTATAGCCATCAGGATTAGCTTCTATCTGAGATTTAAGATATTCAAGCTTAGCTAGTTCTTGACTAGCTGTATTAATCAAATTAGAAGCTAAGCTTTCATTACCACCTTGCGATAAGAACATAGCAGCTGATATTTGATTTCTAGCTTGTTCAATTCTCTTTTCAATATCTTTCTTTTCTACATTTATGTCCATTTTAGACATATCTAAAGCCTTCATTGCTGTAGCTATAAGCTGTTGCATTTGTGGGTCTACAGGTGCACCTGCATTAGTTACAGTAGTTTGAGTAGTAGTAGTCTTATGAGATGTCGTAGGCTGTTCTTCAGATTTCTGATTAGGTGCCATAGTATTCAAATAAGGTGTAGCTATATTAAAAAGACCATTAATTAAATCAAGTTGATTTGTGATGGGTTTATGTTCAGTTAATGCCATTATACACCTCCTATAATACCTGATAGGTATTTAATTAAATTATTCATTTCAGGTGTAGATTGATACTGAGTTTCAAGTATTAAAGCTTGATGTATCAGAGGTTGTATATAGGTCATAAATGCGTTATCTTTAATAGAAGACTTCATACTTCTAAATGCTTTAACATAATTATCTATAGCATTAGATAAAGTCTCTGGACTAGCTACTTTATCTATATTTGGTATATAGCTTCTAAGCGCAGCTAAGACTTCATCTTTAGACATTTTAGGTATATTACTAGTATCTATATATCCCATTTTCTTGCCAGTAGTAGGGTTGTCTTTTGTTATAACTGGTAAACCACCTAAGTAATCGTTAGAAAAAGATTGAATTTTACTTATTGTTTTCTGAGTCCAATCACTTGCATCTTTATTACCAAATCCTACTACTTTTGCTTGGCTAATTGCAGTTTCACTAAATTGATTAATAGCATCTACAGATTCACCAACTGCATATCTATCAAGTATCTTCTTTACATTTTCAGAATAGGTTGGTAGATTAACTAAAGCGTAACCCTTACCAGCTAAATTAGCTTGATTAACAAATTGATTATAGTTTGTTAGAATAGTACCTACAGCATTCATTAGATTAGTTTTAGTTTGATTACTAGTA